TTAACGTGCAGAACAAGGGCGATGATCGTGGAGACTTTGTAAAGATCAAGCGCAAAGTCTACAAGCGTGATGGCTCTGAACGTCCTGCACCTATCGTTAAAGACTCACAGAATAATAGCTGGGACAGTAGTCTTATTGGTAACGGTAGTATGGTCAATGTTAAGTTTGCTACATATGAGTGGGAGTACAACAAGAAGAAGGGTGTAGCTGCTGACCTGATGGGTGTGCAGGTTGTTGACCTTATTTCATACGGTGACAATAATGATTTCTCTGCAGTAGAAGGTGGATACACTGTGGGAAATAACGAACAAGTAGGTGAAGACGTTCCGTTCTAACTGTCCCTAACACGGGGTTGCTATAATCTTAGAGCAACGATTGCTGACAGGTGTGGAGAGGGACTGTCAGATTATGTAATTAACTTAACAAAGGAACTAGATTATGACTAATGAAGGTAAACTACTTAGTGCTTTGCGTAAGAAAATGCGTGTGACTCGTAAGACTGCTATTCAACGTGGATGGTCAGAAAATCTTACTGCAGATATCTCTCGACTGCGTAGTCGCGGCTTTGATATTGATACAGTCACTGCTAAAACACCTGAAGGTGAAACGTACACTCGCTATCGTTTGATGGCTGAACCACAAGCAGCAGCATAATATAATGACAACAGCACAGAAAACAATAGACACTTTGGTAGAGGACATTTACAGTCTGTTTACCAGTAATGAACCTACAAAAATTCCTGCTAATGTTTTGCAGGACTTTGCCAAAGATGTTACTGATGCTGTTGTCAACTCTCTTACTGAGGAAAGAAAGCCAAGAAATAATTTAAGGCTATCAATGATTGGTCAACCAGCAAGAAAGGTATGGTACTCTGTCAGATCAACTGAACAGGAAGAATTAGCTGGGTCTGATTATATCAAGTTCCTGTATGGAGATATCCTTGAAGCACTTCTTGTCTTTCTTTCCAAAGTATCTGGACATAAAGTATCTGATCAACAGAAACAGGTAGTACTGAACGATGTTGTTGGTCATCAAGATGCAGTGGTTGATAATGTTCTTGTTGATTTTAAAAGTGCATCATCATTCTCCTTTAAGAAGTTTACTGAAGGTATGGTATTTAAAGATGATCCATTTGGTTATGTTGCACAGTTATCTGCGTATGCTCAAGCTAACAATGCTAGAGAAGCTGGATGGGTTGTCATTGACAAAACAACAGGTCAAATAGCTTATTGTCCAGTACATCAAATGGAAATGATAAATGCTTCACAAAAGATTGACTATCTTAGAAACGCTATCAAAGATAGTGAGCCACCTTCTCGTTGTTATGATGATGTTCCTGACGGTAAGTCTGGGAATATGCAGTTGGCTGTTGGTTGTAACTATTGCCCTTATAAGTTTGATTGTTGGTCGGATGCTAACAATGGTAAAGGACTACGTGCATTCCAATACGCAAACAATGTCAAGTATTTAACTAACGTAGATCGTGAACCAAATGTCCCAGAACTACAAATTTAGATCACGCTCTGAACGTAGAGCAGCAGACTATCTGATAGATTTAGATATTGATTTTGAGTTTGAACCACATTACATTCCTTATATGTGGATTGAATCTAAAAAATATCTTCCTGACTTTATTCTTCCTTCCGGTATTATATTAGAAGTAAAGGGAAGGTTTACTCTTGATGATAGAAAGAAACATCTTTTTCTTAGGCAGTCTAATCCTGACTTGGATGTAAGATTTGTATTTGATAACCCTAACAAGAAATTAAACAAAGGAGCAAAGACTACCTATGCAGATTGGTGTAATAAGAATGAATTTATATTCTGTAAGTTATCTGACGGTATTCCTGACAGTTGGCTAAATGAGAGAGGGAACAGAAAAGTTTCTGGTAGAAGTAGAAAGTCTCGTAGAAAACAAAACAACAAGTCCTGAACAGATAATGTTTCTTGGCGTTGTCTTACAGGCAATGCTTGATGCAACTAAACCAGAAAATAATAGAGAATCTAATGAATCTAAAGCAGCACGTACTGCAGCAAAGGCATGGTTCTTTGCCTCTGTAGGTGTTACTGCTGAAGACTTTAATACTGTTTGTGATATAGCAGGTGTAGATGCAGGTTATGTTCGTAGCTTTGCATTTAAAGTTTTAAAATCTAAAGAGGTAAAGTATGTCCGCAGACGCATCAATGCCGTCCTTACATTTGACTAGGAGAAAACAAATGGACAGAGATACAGAGATTGTTAAGATGTATTCTGATTTACCAGCATTTAAGTTTGATGAAGCAGAATATATAGATGAGATGCATGAGTACATTTCGTCTACATATAAAGAACACTATGCAAAGGGTAAATATCAAGCCACAGATATCATCCTTGACAGTAGTCATGGTGAAGGTTTTGTTATGGGTAACATATTGAAATACTGGAAGAGGTATGGTAACAAAGAAGGGAAGAATAGAAAGGACTTGCTAAAGATTATTCACTATGCGATAATCATGCTTTATGTCCACGATCATGTAACTAAGGGAGAATAGAATAAATGCCTACATTTCGATCCAATGAAAATCCAATGTTTCGTTCTAAGTTTAGTGAAGATATCTTCAGACATAAGTATGCACATCATGGTTGTGAAACATGGTCTAGCCTAGCTGCAGTTCTTGTTGATGATGTATGTAGTCCTTATTTTAAAGAAGATGAGAAAGAACAACTAAAAGAATATATCACTGATCTAAAATTTATTCCCGGTGGTAGGTATTTGTATTATGCTGGTCGCACCAATAAATTTTTTAATAACTGCTACCTTCTACGTGCAGAAGAAGACACACGTGAAGACTGGGCAAATCTTTCATGGAAGGCAGAGTCATGTCTAATGACAGGTGGTGGTATTGGTGTTGACTATTCTGTGTACCGTGAAGAAGGTAGAGTACTGGCTGGCACTGGTGGTCTTTCTTCTGGTCCTATACCAAAGATGATGATGATCAATGAGATTGGTAGACGAGTTATGCAGGGTGGTAGTAGACGATCTGCTATATATGCCAGCCTTAATTGGAAACATGCTGATATAGAAAAGTTTCTTGTCAGTAAGAACTGGTATGATATGCCAGTAGGCAATACAGAATTTTCTATTGGTCAGATAAAGGAACAAGATTTTAACTTTATTGCACCATTGGATATGACAAATGTCAGTGTCAACTATGATACTGAGTGGCTATTAAATTATTGGAAGACAGGAGATGTTGGGTCTACTTTTAAACAGAATGTACGACAAGCCCTACAAACAGCAGAACCGGGATTTAGTTTCAACTTCTTTGATAAAGAAAATGAAACACTCCGCAACGCTTGTACGGAAGTTTGTTCGGAGGATGATTCGGACGTATGTAATCTAGGATCGATCAATCTTGGTCGAGTGGATACTCTTCAAGAGTTTAAAGATATAGTTACACTTGCAACTAAGTTTCTTATCTGTGGTACATTTAAGGCAAAGCTACCCTACGAAAAGGTATACGATACTCGTATTAAAAATCGTAGGCTTGGTCTTGGATTGATGGGTATGCATGAGTGGTTGATTAAGCGTGGTTCTAAGTATGAGGTAACACCTGAGTTGCATCAGTGGCTTGGTGTATATAAAGGTGTTAGTGATGATGTGTCTAAAAAATCTGCTGATGAATTTAACTGTAGTAGACCAGTAGCTAATCGTGCTATTGCACCTACTGGTAGCATTGGTATTCTTGCAGGCACTAGCACAGGTGTAGAACCTATCTTTGCTGTAGCGTACAAGAGACGGTATTTAAAAGGTGGTACACGTTGGCACTATCAATACGTGGTGGATAGTGCAGCACAGGAACTTATTGATCTATACGGTACTGATCCTAATGATATTGAGTCTGCTCTTGATCTTGCAGAAGATTATAAGAGACGTATGCAGTTTCAAGCTGACGTTCAAGACTATGTAGATATGTCTATATCTTCTACAATTAATCTACCAGCATGGGGAAGTAAGCTAAACAATGAAGACACTGTTATGGACTTTACTAATACTCTTGCTTCTTACGCACATAGGTTACGTGGCTTTACTGTATACCCTGATTCATGTCGTGGTGGGCAACCACTAACGTCTGTCTCTTACAGTGAAGCTGTTGATAAGTTAGGTGAAGAGTTTGAGGAAGGTCTTGAGACACATGACATTTGTGATATAACTGGACATGGAGGCAGTTGCGGAGTTTAATGCTCACATACTATTCAAAGAAAGAAGCGTTACCCAAACAACTTTGTGATGGCTTACATAGCATTGCAAAAGATTTAACTGCAGAAGAAGCTGCGGTTTTTAAGGATGGTGATGATGTTAAAATGAAAGAGGTAAGAGACAATAAAATTTCTTGGTTAGAAAATCCAGAACTTACCTCTATTCTTCAATTGTATGCAGAAACTGCAAACAAAGAAACTGGTTGGAACTTTCATATGAACTGTTTTGAAACACCACAAGTTTCTTTTTATGGTAAGGGTCAGTTTTATGACTGGCATATGGATACAGGTGTAGAATCTGCTAGTGATCCATATGTTAGAAAGTTAGCTGTATGTATTACTCTTAACAGTAACTATAAGGGTGGTGATATGCAGGTACAAAAGTGGGTGCATCCACAAGCTGGTGATAGGTTTGTTACTCTTAAAGAGATGCGTAAAGCTGGCAGCATTGCAGTTTTTCCTGCATTTATTTTTCATCGTATAACTAAAGTTAAAGAAGGCGAAAGATGTTCACTTGTCTGTTGGTTTAGAGGTGAACGGTTCACTTAATTTTTTTCTTGACAACTGCTGTATACTATAGTAGTATATGAATGGTACGACCATAGTGGTGTACTTAATTAACTTGCTTAACAAAGGAGACAGTAATGAATTTTATAGACTATATTAATAAAAACTCAAAAACACTTCCAGACTATATGTTGGGATTTACCTTTGAAGATTTATTTAAGCGTGTGCCAAGTAATGTTGGTGCATTCCCACCTCATGATGTAGAAAAAGATGGTAATCTTTATAAGCTAACACTTGCTGTTGCTGGTTATTCAAAAGAAAATATCAGTATTGAATTGAAGGATAGTATTCTTACTATTATTGGTGATAGAGCTGGCGATGATAGTAGAAACTATATTGTATCAGGCATTGCGGCACGTAAGTTCCGCAAATCATTCTCCTTGTCTGATGCTATGGAAGTAAGAGACGCAGACTTACATGACGGTCTTCTTACTATTACATTGGAAGAAGTTGTTCCTGAAGAAGAACAACCTAAATTAATTGTTATAAAGTAGGCATA